GGAGAGGTTCCTGGACTGCGTTATCATGGACGGTATCGACGATGACTTGGAGGATGAGATTCTGATGCGGGTTGCTACACGTTCTGAGAAAAACCTCTCCTTCGAGACGGACGGGACGGTAGAGACGCAGCAAGACCCGGAGATGACCCGCGTAATGCAGCTGACGGGCGGGTATGTTGACTTCTTACGAGAGAACGCCAATGAGATGTTAGCTTCTATCAACTTCTCTGATGAGGCTCTTAGACAGTGTGCTAGGCTGGGGAAGTTCGTAGCCTATGTGCGGGCACGACCGTCGAAGCTACAGGAGGAGGACGCTGAACGGGAGTTCGCTGCACGGCTAGTCTCTCAGTTGATCCGGCTATCCAAGTGCCTGGCCGTGGTCTACAATAAACCGACGGTTGATCAGGAGGTTTTGAGGATCACTCGGAAGGTAGCCCTGGACACGTCCAGAGGCCAGACCTATGATATGATGGAGGCGATGTACGATGAGGGGGAGGACGGGATTGAACCGGCAATGCTGGTGAAGATAGTCAACGGGCGGGATAGTGAGATCAGGAAGCTATTGAGGTTCCTTCGGAGGATCGGAGCCGTGGAGACCTTCGAGAAGAAAGTGAAAGCAAAAGGTCATAAGGGTGTAATCAAGAAAATACGATGGCGTCTGACGAAGTACATGGAGAAACTTTTTCAAGAAATCAATGACATTGGAATAGAGTGATGAGCAAAAAAGATGTAGCAGAACAGACGATGAACAAAGGTAAGCCTAAAGGGAAATTGGCAATTGGAATCATAGGAGAGATGAACAGGTCCAACACAGAGGCTAGGATCAAGAAGAAGGGACGAAGGGATTTGGCTGGAAAGAAACAAAGGCGTAACACGACGTGCTGCTGTGGTAGTGGAAAGAAGGCGAAAGACTGTTGCGTTTTCTTCCCTCAGGGAATGGGAGGGATAAGTTGATGACTCACTTACGCTTGACGCGGCCATTCGATGAAGTTGTGGACGAAATCCTTGCAGTGATACACGACAACGTGCAGTTGTATGACGAGCTTGGCAAGGAAGCGAACAGAGACGTGCTCGACGCACTTAAGCCGTGTATCGGCGAGGCGATAATCAATTGCAGAGCAGGTGGCAGAGAGATTGACTTATGAAAAAACGACGCAACTATCTGTTTTGCAGTCTTCATAATGACCTGGATTGAAAGTATTCAACCGCAGTCTATGAGGCGACTAAATAGGCTCTAAAAAGTGAGTGCCCTATAAGTAGAGGGAAAGGAGTTAATGAAAGATGCCAAAAACTGAATTGTTACATCGTGGTCCAAACCAAGATGATATTGATAAGTTGACTGACAAGCAGAGGGAGTTTATCAACCAGTATTTGATTCATCGAGACTCTACAAAAGCAGCTAAAGCAGCTGGATACAAGCCTGGGAATGCGAGTCAACAAGGGGCCAAGCTTATGTCCAATCCAATTATAAATCGGGTGATTGGTGTAAGAGAGAGAAAACATGGAGAGGAGCAAGACTTAAAGGGTTCAGACGTTATTCTCCAGCTGTTCTATTGTGTCACCAGGAATGCCAGAGACTACGTAGATGAAGATGGGAAAATAGTCACCAACGTCAATGAACTGAATGATAGAGCCTGTGCCGCAATTGATGGGATTGAGCAAGATGTTAGAATAATCTATGGGCCCGATGGAGAGATAGTCGGGGAGCAGATCAAGACTAAACTAAAGCTGGTGCCAAAGGCGTCGGCTATCGATATGGCGATGAAGCACAAGGGACTGTTTGATCCAGAAATTGAGAGAGAGGCTTTGGAGCTGCCCTGGGATAAGTTGTACGCTGATGGAAGTAACGATCCTGACGAAATAGAGGAGCTACTGGAATGAAAATGACGTCAGAAATAATCGAGGTGATGAACCACTTCCAAGATGGCGGAAAAGTTCAGTACCATAAAGTAGGGTCAGATGGCATGACCCATTGGGTTGATTGCCCTGGACCCGATTGGAACTGGGGTCTGACAGACTACCGAAAGAGACCAAGAGATCCACGAGTTTTCTACACTAACGACTATGGGACTGAGACAGACCAAATGGGCTACTTTTACCCAACGGAATCAAAAGCTATTGCGAGTGCTCGCCCAGACTCAAGGGGAGTGATAAAGCTAGTGGAGGTACTTGAAGATGTTGATTAAAATCGTGTCAGCGGCTGCGGGATTGAACAGTGGGAACATGATTCCAGTAAAGTGTAAGTACTGTGGGAAGTGTTTAGACAAGGGGCGGAAGTCAATCGAACTCTGCAATAAGTGCGTCAAAAGGAAAGGGTGAAGCCATGATGGCCCCGGAGAGGTACTATCTTGAGGCTGTATTCCGTTGCTCTTTCTCAGGAGATATCAGCAGGATGCACTGGGGATACACTGACTCGGATGAAGACATCAAAGGACTATTCAAGGTCATTAGAATCCAGGCCCAACGATACGGTTGCCCGCTGGACCCCTATACTGGCGAGAGGATACTATCCAGAGCCTTGTACAGAATGGAGGTCTCTGACGTGAGAGCTCAACGCCTCTGGGATGAGGTACGAATGGAGGAGCTGGAAGTGAAGAAGCAGAAATGGAAAGAGTTCTTTGGGGGAGACAAGTGAAGAAGAAACCAAAGGCTGGGGAGAGTCCTATCTCCGGAGTGATTGACCCTCTGCGACTCGCCAAGCTCTGCTGGCCTCACGTTAGTTTCTACAAAGAGCAGCGAGAGATGCTGTACTCAATCCGGGATAACCGTGAGACCTTCGTGCCGGCTGGTAACAAACTGGGGAAGGACTTCACGACGGGTTACGCTGTACTATGGTTCTTCCTCTCCCGGAGCCCATGTAAGATTCTGACCACATCGGTTGACTCCTCTCAGCTACAGAAGGTTCTATGGGGGGAGATCAATACATTTATTCAACAGTCCAAATACTCTCTCCCACTACGAGTCATTCATCAGGAGATTCGGAGAGTGGTCAACAATAAGATTGAGCCGAACAGCTATATCATCGGAAGAGTAGCTCAAGCGGAGGAAGGTATGCTTGGACATCATCTTCCCTGGGGGCCAAACGGAGAGCCTCACACTCTAATGGCAGGAGACGAAGCCTCTGGGATAGGGACGGGCCTCTGGGACAAGACCCGAACGTGGCGGCATCGAGCCTTGGCGATTGGGAACTGCTATCCCTGTATGAACTTCTTCTACAGTGCGATCAAGGAAGGAGACGTGGCTTCACCCGTTGGGGATGGGTTCTTCAGAAAGGTTATCAAAATCAGGGCGGATGATTCTCCAAACGTGCGACTGGCTGAGAAAGAGATAGCCGAAGGGAAGAAGCCTTCAGGCAAGGTTCTAGTACCTGGGGTGGTTACATACGAAGACTATCTGTTGGCCAGAGCGACCTACGATGAGATGAACCAATGCATTAGCCTGGATGCGGAGTTCTACGAAGGCGACAACATCTATCTCTTCCCTCCGCAGAACCTATCCATGGCGGAGGGGGTAGCGAAGACCCTTGGTGGCCCTCGCCATGCAAAAGCGATAGGGTGTGACCCGGCTGAAGGAGGGGATTCGACTACCTGGGCCGTTGTTGATGAGTTAGGGTTACTGAATCTGATAACGGAGAAGACCCCAGACACGTCCTACATTACGGGCAGGACGATAGCCTTGATGAATGAATATGGGGTTCCAGCCGATAAGGTGATGTTTGATAGAGGAGGTGGAGGAAAGCAACACGCCGATAGGTTGAGGTCTCAGGGGTATCCGGTCCATACAGTAGCCTTCGGTGAGCCCGTTCTACCGGAGAAGAAAAGAGGCGTCACGCTACTGGCTCAACAAAAGCTACAGGACGAAGTCCGATACATTTACAAGAGCCGACGGGTTCAGATGTTTCATATTCTCTCTACAGCTATCGCCAACGGGTATGCTCTACCGGGCAACCTCTTAAACCAATCTGGGCTCAATAGGAAGTCCCTGGCCGAACAGCTGAAAGTCTTCCCTTTGATGTATGATCCGGAAGGCCGATTAAAGTTACCTCAAAAGAATAAAACAGACAAGAAAAGCAAAGAGATCACCCTTGTAGATATGATCGGTCATTCTCCAGACGAAGCGGATGCCCTCGCAGTGGCCTACTACTGTATGACGAAACAACCAGTTGTTAGAATGGTTGGAGCGGTTTGATGTACAACGAGTCCGAAGGGATGACGACGTGCTGGTGGTTGGCTCATCTAGGGGTTAAGATGGTCCAGGCAATCCCACCCGTCTACCCTCAGAAATGCGATGACTTTGAAGTAGGTATTCTCAAAGCGGAGAAGGCCGTGAGACATCTCACAGAGCATGATCTGGGCAAGTACGCTAGGGGCTCAGTGGGCCGGACTCTATGCTACCGGAGACGCTACCAAAATGGCAGCCCGATATTCTCACCCAACGACTCACCAGAGACTTTAGACGAAGGCCCAGAGCTGGAGCCGGTTAATCTTCAATTGTATAGAGTCAACTTCCCTAACTACGTTTCAGAATAGGACAAGACCCATGGCTGTAGATACTTCGCTTCCAGGCCCCAACGATCCAGTCACTAACGTCGAAGAAGTTCACGCCCTCAACGAGCTGCGACAGACTATCGAGAACGTGACTTCAGCTCGCCAGGGGTTCCTAGACAAGTTCATGGATCCACGCCGGTCCATTAACGATGAGTGCGGGTTCCCAGACACGGGTTCTATCGACGTCAACGATCACTACAAGCAGCTGTACCAGCGGGAGGGAGTAGCCACGCGGGTAGTTGAGATCATGCCCGACGAATGTTGGTCAATGAGTCCGGAGTTGAAGGAAGATTCTAATCTGGAAGAAGACACGCCGTTTGAAGCTGCCTTCAAGGATATGAGCCGGGGCCTCAGAGGTCGCAGCTGGTACGTTGGGGGAGAGGGTTCACCGTTCTGGGAGCTACTACGGAGAGCCGACATCCTGAGTGGCATTGGGTTATTCGGGGTGATCTTCCTTGGTATCGACGACGGGCTGGAACCGCAGGAGCCGGTGGAAAGCGTAGACTCTGAATCAGGGACTGCCAAAGAAGCCAAGCTGCTATACGGGCGGGCCTTCGACCAGTCGCTGGTAGAGGTAACAACGACTGAGCAGGATAAGGAGAACCGACGCTATGGTCAGCCGACGATGTACACGTTGACATTGAATGATCCGTCTTCGCTATCGGTAACCACTTCGGGAACGACTAACACAATCAAGGTCCACTGGACTAGGGTGGTTCATATCGCAGACAATCTGGGCTCCAACGATCTGTACGGTGACCCACGTATGCGTCCGGTACTTAACAACCTCCTTTCCCTCAGAAAGTTATACGCAGGGTCAGCGGAGATGTACTGGAGGGGTGCCTTTCCTGGCCTCTCCTTCGAGTCCCACCCATCCCTTGGGGGAGACGTCAAGTTTGATCCGGCCAAGCTGAAGGACGCTGCCGAGAACTATATGAACACTCTTCAGCGGTATATTCAGACGACGGGATTCAACGTCAAGAGCCTTGCTCCTCAGGTGGTGGCTCCTACTGAGCAGATTGACGTTCAACTCGATGTGATCTGTATTAAAATTACGGTGCCCAAGCGTATCTTTGTTGGGTCGGAACGGGGGGAGCTAGCCTCTTCTCAAGATACGAAATCCTGGAACAGCCGGGTGGCTAACCGACAGACGACCTATGTAACACCCAGGATCATCGTTCCAGTCGTGGACCGTCTCATCCTCATGGGGGTTCTACCTGAGCCGTCAGAAGGGTATCAGATCGAATGGAAAGACCGCAACAGCCTCTCTGCGATGGAGGAAGCTGACCTGGCGGTGAAGCGGACGGAAGCGATGTCCAAATATGTTCAGTCAGAGGTAGCCGAAGGCCTTATGTCCCACAAGGACTTCCTGGTGAGGGAGCTAGGGTTTGACGAAGAGACCGCTGAAGCCATTATGGAAGCCACCGTGGCCTATATCGAGGAGCATGAGGATGACGAAGAAGAAATTGAAGAAGAAGGAACTTCTACCAATACCGGGTTCAAATCAAACAATAGTTGATGACCCAAAACAACAAAAGATCATGGAGATACTTGTCAGAGAAAGAAGCCTCAAAGAGAAAAGAGGTGCTGTAAAACATAACAATGCGGATAGCGAGAGATACAAGTTTATAGCTGCCAAAAACTTTACTGAGAGCCTAGAGACCAAACCAGATTTCAGGTGCCCTTATTGCGAGAGTGATAAGGTACAACAAATCACTTTTTGTGAACTTAGTTGTAACGTTTGTAAACATAAATTCAGAGCATAATCCATGGCTACAATAAGACCTGTTGACCCTACAAAAACCACTATGCTCAGAGCCAAGTTTCTGGGGGAGGTACGGAAGAGGTTCAAGAAGCTCAAGGGCAAAATCAATCAGCTAATCATACATGAGGATGCCTTTGGTCTGAAGAGGAAACCTGCGGGAAGCAACCTCCATTCTCTCTTCGGGATTGAGACGCTGCCAGTTCAGAATACTCGCTGGGCCTTCAAGTCAGATGCAGAGAAGGTAAATGAGTTTCAGAAGTGGTTGGCTCTTCAGATAGGGGCTGAGATAGTCGGCACTCAGGCTGATCCTCAGGATGCTTTCTGGCATGCCTATATTCTAGAGGGGTACAAGAAGGGAGCCGGAAGAAGTTTCACGGACTTCTACAGGAAGCGTCAGTCCAGCCTATCGGACATTGCTCAGCTAGGGTTCTTCAACGGTACCAAGAAAGACTTCCTACGACAATCATTCGGCCAACCCGTTGCTATCGAGAAGGTGAAGCTGCTAGCAGGGCGGGTATTCTCCGACCTCAAAGGCGTCACCGATACGATGTCAACTCAGATCAGCCGGGAGCTGGTAGACGGTTTGATTCAGGGCCAAAGCCCGCGAGAGGTAGCGAGGACGATCAACAAACGGGTGGACAAGATAGGGAAGGTGAGAGCGGAGGCGATAGCGAGGACGGAGACGATACGAGCACACGCAGAGGGGCAGCTGGATAGCATGGAGAAGCTGGGCGTTGATAAGGTCACGGCTGCGGTCGAATGGTCTACAGCGAGAGACGATAAGGTCTGCCCTCTCTGCCAGCCTCTTCAAGGGATTGTACTCAAGATCAAAGAAGCTAGGGGCATGCTACCGCGACATCCTAACTGCCGCTGCGCATGGAAGCCCGCGAACGTAGGAGAGCCGAAAGACCGACAGCACCGGACCAAATTGTCAATAGAGAAACAGCTGAAGAAGTCGGCTGGCCTTGAGAAGAATCCTACCTGGACCGGAGGAGACAAGAAACTTGCTCCAGTCCGTCCCAAAGATATCCTGGAAGTCAAAACCAAACCAAAGGCTCCTAAGGCTTTGAAGAAGGCTCCCAAGAAGAGAGTCCGAAAGCCTAAGCCCAAGACCAGGGCTAGTCTCTCTATCAAAGAACAGGCCCAATATGATTCTCTATCAGGATCAGCGAAGAATATCCTGGGAATGGGGTTTGAAGTCAACGAGTCTAACATGGGAGTCAAGTCCTTCAAAATCTACAGCGACATTTTGAAGAAACTAGGCAAGGAAGTACCAGGATCAGTTCCGAAGGTTCCTGACTTGTCGGTTCTCACTCTATCCGAACAAACAAATCTCAAAATACTCCAATTGGTAAAAAAGAAACAAGGTAAACTGAAACCCGCTTTTCAGAAAGACTTCGACGACATTATGAAGAAGCTAGGTTCAGACGTTCCTTCTGTACCCGCACCTCTTCCCGTCCCAGCCCCTCCGACAGCCGTAGACAAGGCCAAGCAGGTTGCTGCTAAGTTCCTTGCAAAGAAGGATACGACAGCAGAGATACTCCCCAAGATGGCTATCGAGCACAAGATTGTCGGCCAGATGGATATGGATGCCTTCGGGTGGGGGGAGAAACTCGGAGGAGGGAAGAAGAAATCATATGGAGGAATCCTCTTCAACGATGAGGGCAAGATACTTCTCCGAAAGCCCAAGGATCAGTTCGACGGGTATGCCTGGACCTTCGCAAAGGGCGGGCAGGAGAAGGGGGATTCAATCGTCAGTACAGCGGTCAAGGAAGTCGCAGAGGAGACCGGACACAAAGGGCAGGTCATTGGTATCATTAACGAAGGGTTCGAAAGTGACGCCAGTGAATCGCACTTCTTTGTAATGACTTCCAAGGGCGTTGATCTCAAGAAGATGGACAAGGAAACTGAGCTGACCAAGTGGGTATCGAAGGACGAAGCTCTAGCCCTGATCAACGAGACGACCAACGTCAGCGGGAAGGCGAGAGACCTGTCCATTCTGGATAAAGCCTTCGAGGAGTTCGACCACATCTCATCCGGTAGCCAGAACCCAAGCGTTGCTCACGCCCTAACCCAAGGGAAGAAACTACAGGCAGCGAAGATCAAGGCCGGCATCGCCAAGAAGAAGGCAGCGAAGGTACTTCAAGCAGAGAAGGAAGCCCTGGAGAAACTACAGGCTCAGTCTATCGTCCGCACGAAGTTCCCTGACGCTCCTCCTCCAACAGCCCCTGACCTGAATCTCCCACCTACCTGGGACCTAGCAAAAGTCAAAGACTTGTCAGGATCAACTAAACCAGAGTTGATGCGAGAGAGAATAAGTTCCTCAGGTACTCCTGGGAAGAAGTGGGTCATGAAGTCTACCCAGGCGGGTATCGACCCCGATCACCTACGAAGCGAGTCCCTGGCTGATGAGCTCTACCGGACCTTGGGCCTGGATACTCCTCCGGGAGGTATCATCGAATCACCTGAAGGGCCAACGAAGCTCACTGAGTTCCTACCGGGAAGAGAGTTGAAGTACTGGCTCAACGGAAAGACAGCTCAGCAGAAGGCCGATATGTTTGAACAGATTCAGGACGGGTTTGTAGCCGACGCTCTACTGGCCAACCACGATGTCGCTGGTATGACAATGGATAATATCTTCGTTGTAGACGGAGTCCCATTCAGAATCGACAACGGCGGGAGTATGTTATTCAGGGCTCAGGGTCTTCCCAAGCAGGACTTCGGAGCGAAGGTACTTGAACTCAACTCGATGAGAGACCCTTCAATCAATACCGTGACAGCGGAGATATTCAAGGGCCTTACCGATGACCGGATTCATACCCAGATTCAACATATCGTTGATCGCAAGGAATTGTTCCTCTCTAAGATCATGGACCCGGACCTGAAGAAGATAATGGCGTCACGTATCGACGACCTAGAATCACGCCTACCGGCTCCCACTTCTCTCCCAGGAAGAGTATCAGGGAAGCTAGGAGACTACCGGGAGAGAGCGAAAAGGCGTGTAGCAGAGCCAGGTATCCTCTCCGATACCGCTGAGAGGGTTAAACAGTCCAGGGCTAACGGGGTGACCATCTCCGGAGACCGTGACTCAATCGAAGACATGAACATCTTAGCCTGGACAGAGGTAGACTCCTCCGGACAGACCGTGACGAAGTTCCAGATGAAAGTCAATAAGAAAGCCTCTGACAAAATTTCAGAGAACCTTGGGATTGGATCTGTTGTGGCTGACCTGGATATCAAAGACACATTCTATTCTACATTTGAATCAGCAGCCAAGACGATAGCCACCCACGCAGACGACGGAGCCTACAACGTCGATACCATGGAGGCTTTTGGAAAGGCGTTACAACATATCACAAAGAAGCTGGAGACAACATTTGAAGCTGATGAAGCTAGTATGTTGCTGTATTACAAGCTAGCCGGGAAAAAGTTAATGGAGGCCAAAAATAATAAAACACCTCCTACATCGAAAATGTATCCATGGAAGGCTCCTGATCCTCTACCGGGAGCGAAGAAGAAAGTGACGCCCAAGGGAGCGAGGAAAGAGCAGCTGCGATACGAGCTCACGAAGATGGAGAACGGTCATATCACCAGGACGAAGGACGTTGAATTTGTTACGGGTAGAAGGTTGATGAACCCAGACCAATATGTGGTAGACCTAGATGATATGGAGGTCAAGTTCTTCCCGTCCACAGGGAAGGCATTCCAGGACCAGAGAATAGGTCAGGCTCTAGAAGGGCAGATTGAGTTAACCATACCGGGAGAAGTCTCCACGGAGACCCTCCAGCGAGGAATGGCTCAATTCAAGTCGATGGGGGTTGATGTTTCTCCTCCAACGCCGGAGTACGAAGAACTGGTGTACTTACATCGGACGGTTGTACTAAACAACGACCATCTCAATGACTCTACATACAAAACTATCTGGGCGAAAGATATCTCAGACGAAGCGAAGATCAAAAAGATCAAGACATGGGCTGAAGCGAAGTACAAGGTGAGCTTTGATAAGCTAGAGAAGGAAGGAACCTACAACCCAGCTGGAGCTGCTAACACGTCCTGGGGAGATGGTCACCGTCAGTGGAACCGATGGGATATGAGCCGCAAGGATATCGAGAAGGACATGAAGGGGTATCACTTAGCGCACCACACTGATTATCTAGAGGAATTCGTAGAGGGTATGCTCAGCAGCGGAGGAGAGTTCAACAACACTACAGGTAGACTCCGGAAAGGTATCAGCCTGGAGAATACGGGAGGAATGTCGGCTCATCGAGATATCGAGACCGGGGGAGCCTCCTACTCATATACAAGGATCACTAAAAACGAAGAGTACAGAGGGCAAGTGAAATTCAAGATTGGGCTTTTGTCGAGAGCTGATCACGTCTCCTACGAGTCGGACACTTATGGGATGCCTTCCGAGTTCAGAAATAGAGCCAGTCAAGCGAAGGCTCATCATGGTAGTAAAGGATGGAAGGCTCACGCTAGTAGTTCAGACAACGAAGCCAACTTCAAAAACGGTATTTCTCTCCTTGATGAACTAGAGGAGATCAAGACGGGCGGTGGGCTTACGAGAAAGAAGATTCTGGCTATTTTTGAGAAGCACGGAGTCACTGAACTCAACGATGGAAGAAAGATTAAGGACGTGGTCAAATGACAGACGAAAAAATGCTGAAGGAACTTCACGAAGACGGTTCTGCTCTATCGGTTAAGCTATCCAAGTCACTGGACTTCCCGGCTGTCATCGAGATAACCAAGAGAGGATTGTTCTGGGTCACCCGATTTGCGGGAGGTCAGCAGAATGCCCATACAATGCCTTTCGCTCGCATCGAGAGGGTGGGAGATATTGGTATGGCCTTCTACAATAAGGAAGATGAGCTGGTCATCTACTTCACCTTGTACGAAGAGTGGCCGGGCCTTGATGTCTCTGAAGCGAGAGCGGAGGAGGTAGCCTGGAGAGCAGAGCTCAGGAAGCCCGGCAGAAAAGAATCTTTCAAAGAGTTCGTTGACATCGAAAGAGGAGACGGCTGATGAGCTGGGGAATCAATCCAAGAGTGGAACTAACGTCAGATGGTATTCATATCCGGCTGATTGACCCTCTGGAGTTCGAAGATTCCAAAGGAGTGAACTGGGTAGCACCACCTGGGATGGAATCAGATGGAGCATCTATCCCCTGGCTGGCCCAGATGTTTATCGGTTCACCCCTCGTGGGCAAGTACAGGCGAGCAGCTATAATGCACGACCACTACTGCGTCACCAAAACCAGATCATCCTATCGAGTCCACTGGGCGTTCTTCGAAGGGATGCTGGCGGATGACGTTAGACTTACAAAGGCGATCGCTATGTGGATGGCGGTAGCTACGTTTGGACCTAAGTTCCTTGTGAAGAAGGAGAAGACGTGAGAACATTTTCTTGTTTTGTACTGGCGGGTTTGTTTGTACTTCTAGGGGCTACGGTTGACCGATGGTTCGTGCTAGCGGCTGACCCTCCTCCTCAGGGGATATCGACGACGGCCCAGATCACGGAGTGGTACGACGGCGACACGGCGAAGGCTACTCTGACTCTTCGGGTACGTGTACGGCTGCTAGACTGTTGGGCTCCGGAGGTACGCGGGCGAGAGCGGGAGCTAGGTCTGAAGTCGAAGGACCACGTGCTAGAGTTG